CTTCAGGGACATTTCGAGCGCCGTCTCGCGCTTCACCTGCATACTGATGGTCGTGTAGTGCTGTTGCATCCGAGGGCTTACTTGGCCGGCAAACGCCATGATGATCGCCATCGGAACGCCGCGTTCGGCCATGCGCGTAATCGCCGTGTGGCGCATGTCGTAAGGCCGTAGCCATGTGAATCCTGACCTCTCCCTGACCTCATTCCAGGTGTGCTTGATGCCGTGTTTGGTCATGGGCTGGGTGACGTCAAGATCGCCGCGCCTCGATCCGCCGCCAAAGGGAAGCCAGTAGTCTTCCGGCCTCTTTGCTCCGAACGCGAACGCGCGCCGCATAAGGTTGTCTGCCGCCTGACGGATTTCGTCGCTCTCGAGAGGGATGGTGCGGTTGCGGAACTTGTTCTTGGAAGCCTCCGGACCAACCCTGAACGTCCACAGCCTCGTATTGACATCTTTCAGGCGAGCCATGCGCACCTCAAAGGTCGAGGCGCAGGTGCCAAGCGACAGAACTGACCAGTCGTGTATCCATGACCAATCCGGCTCTTTGAGGCAGGTGGTAAGCCAATAGGCTTGCTCTGAAGGGCTGAGCGCCCTCTGAAGCTCGCTCTCCTGCATAGGGAGTTGTTTGAACGCATCCTCTAGGTCGTCATCCCAAAGGTGCGCGGTGCGCAGCATCCTCAGCAACATCCCGACCTCTTTGTGGATCCGGTTCTGGCCGCAGGGCTTCTTCCAGTTGCCTTCGCACCGGGCGCGCAGGTCTTGATAGGTTCGCAGGTGCCCGTCGTGGATGTCCTTGAGGTCATAGTCGTGAAAGAACTTATCCAGCGCCCATGCATATTCCCGATAGGTCTCCTCGCTGCTCTCCGTGATGTATTGAACGCTCGTCTCCTGGCGCTCGTCGGGCAGCATCCCCGAAAGCCATCGTTCAAACGCTGCTGGGAATTTCATGTCGGCCAGTTTCTCATCTGCCCGAACCATGCTCCGGTTGCGGCAGCCGGGGCAATCGGGAGGATGCCCAGGAGTGTGCGCAGAAGAGTATTGCAAAACCGCAGGGGAGCCCAAAATAACGTTCCTTGGTGGTGATCGATCGATGGCAGAGACATCTACGTGTCTTTCCATGTGCATTCTCCTTACGAAGAATGTAGCACAATGTTTTACATTTTGATTCAACTATATAAAACGTTAGACAAAAGTAAACAATAAGCGTACCTTTTTTGTATGACGGAAAAGAAGGCCATACACAAAGCAGTCGGAACCCGATGGAATCAGGAAGAGCTGGCGTATTTAGAATGGCTGGCAAAAGAAACCAGCAGAACCCATAGCGGAGCCATAAAATGGGCTGTCGCAAAAGTCGCTAAGGAAATGGGGTATACCCCGAAGAAGTAATTCGGAAGCTCTACGTACCCCAATGTGCGTCTACAAGCCGACGTAAGGCCATACAACGGAAGTCGTAGGCAGACGTAGGGGGACACGAGCACACTTCCTAATGGCATGGATAATCAATGACATGCCCTCGACGCAACGATCTGAGAAGATGTCGATTCGCCTCACGCATGAAGAAGCCCAACTCCGCGATGAACTATCGAAGCATTTGGGCGTGGATCATGCGGGCGTGATGCGAATGGCTCTATTGAAGTTGGCGCGGGCCGAGGGAGTGAGTGTGCCAGACCCACGCGAAGCCACCAAGCATAAAACGCGGCGTGACTGACGTGCCGCAACAGGTTGCGCTAGAACAAAAAGCGAAAATAAGTGTAAAATATATGCATGGTTGCAGGGAGCGCGCTAACGCTCAACCTGCACAAAGTCCACGGAGGGACACCCATGCCACCAAAGTATAACGTTAAGAGATTGCCCTTTATTCCCATCGGTCCAAGTATTGGATACGTCCCTTTAACTCAAGGCCAGTACGCATTAGTTGATGCGGAAGATGTACTATATCTCGCTCAATGGAGTTGGTGCGCCGCGTGGAGCGAAATTACTCAATCTTTTTATGCGGTTACCCAAATCCGAGATGGAGGGAAGTCGTCGATCGGAATGCATCGGCTATTACTGAATACTCCCGCCGGGATGCAAGGCGATCATATTCACCACCAAACATTAGATAATCGGCGATCTCAGATAAGAACCGTCACTCCCCAGCAAAACCTCATGAATCGTCGTCGTGCTTCTGCGCCCCCAAAGTATGGGATCTACGGGATAACGAAGGTTAAGAGATCAATTCCTTGGGTACTGAGAGTCGGTAACAAATATGTAGGAAGGTTCTCTTCTCTAGAGAAGGCTATCGAGGGCCGAAGAATATACCTGGAGATGTTATCCCCCTAATAGGCATTTAGGGCTTGACACCACAATCCCTATGTGCGTAAATGCATATATCCGCAGTTTGATCCCGCCGAAATACCACCTCCAAAATCTATTTTTACTGATGTCTGACACAGGATAATGTCGGCCTACCGATTCGCCCAATGCCCTTGGAGTCCCTAAAATGGCTTCTCACAAAAGAGTTATGCACTTGCAGCGCGGGTTTCGCATGTCCGCTTCCTACGCTGAGCAGGTTATGCGCGATCACGGCACGATTACATGGGTAGTGAAGGGCGAGAGTATCCGCGACACTACCGAGGCAGAACGCTTCGAGATGATGGCCGCACGGTCGCGTGAAAATCGGGCTAGCGAAGCCAAAGAAGGCATTCTATCGCGCGCTGAGTTCCCAGGGTTGCACTTCGAGCCGCCAAAGAATACGCGTTATAGCGCTCCGCGTAAAGAGTATGAAGAGATCGAGTCGCCGCTTTGCGTGCGAGTGTGCCGGTGGCCTCGGGCTGCATGAGGTGGGAAGCGAACAAGTTTGCGCAGGCGTAATACGCGGCGCTGTTCTGTTGGGCATCGTCAGCTTGATGATTTTTGCTGATTGGTGGAGGGAAAGAGATTGAAGCTTCAGGCTTCTATTACGTGGTGGCTACCCGGTGGCCTGCGAATTCGCTATGAGGGCAAGCCTATGCCTCGGCATGAATGGATTATGAAGACCTGGCGGGGCTATGTGGCGATGTGGATGCTTATTTTCCACGCCGCACGATTGCTGAATAAAGATTAGTTTGCGGGGAGTGCGGTTTGCCTTCGGTTGCGCTTTGCTTTGATCCGCAAATGCAGTGGCGGTGATTGAATTCACTGGTGACGTGAGCTGGCAGGCGGAAAGCATGTCGAAAGACCTCTGCAACCCATAGCCGCTGGGAAACACAGGCCCGGCCCACTGCAAAGACATTGAACTCGGAGCCGGGCATTCTCCCTCAGACACACACAAAGAAGTGCTGAAAAATCTGCCTAAACATTGAGTTTCTGAACCATAGCCGTAGCCAGCCTGACTAGCTGGCGGGATTGACTTGGTTTGGCCTCCTTTTGAAAGGAAAACATGAACACTGAGAATAGCCTGGCGGGTACAAAGCCGCGTTGCGAATGCCATGAATGCACACAGGCGCGCTGGAAGATGTCTGCGGAATATAGCCAGGCTGCGCAAGGCTATGCATCTGGAGGGGCATTGGGCGGTCAAACGCAAGATACGCAAGAGGCTGAGAAGGCATACCGCGCGCAGCAAGCTTTCGCAAAAGTGAAGTTTTATGCCCAAAACTCCTAAGCCCCACAAGCCTTCGGTATGGTCTCGCATCGTTGCTGCAATGAAGAAATAACCGTGCATCTGTTCTGGCCTCGAGTCGAACAGGGCTGGAGGATGGAATGGTTGAGTATAGCGAACAGGTAGCCAATGACGTGTGTCGGATGATCGCCGAAGGGATGAGTCTCAGGCAGATCGCTCGCGTCGAAGGCTTACCCGCTATGTCTAGTGTTTGTAAGTGGTTAGGATTGCATCCTGAATTCGCGGAGCAATACGCACGCGCGAGAGAGCTTCAAGCAGAGCGATTCGCTGACGACATCATTGAGATCGCTGACGATAAGAGTGAGGACGTTTACGGAGAGCTGGAGATGCCCAATAGTGTTGCAGTCGCTCGCGCAAAGCTCCGCATCGACTCTCGTAAATGGATCGCGTCGAAGCTCTTGCCGAAGAAGTACGGTGATAAGTTGCAGACCGAAGTATCTGGCCCCGATGGTGGGCCTATCGCTGTGACGGTGGACCTGTGAAATTGAATGTAAAGGTGTCGAAGTGGGGATGTTTAGTATATGACGACCCTGATGGTGTGCCGATTCCAGCGAGCATGAACCCCTCAGAATGGAAGCGGAGAAGGATGCTTCCTTCGTTCGGGCAATATCAGAATCAGGGCTTTGCATTTTATAGAACCCACAGTTTGGTTAAGGTGGGATTTCTCGATTTGCAGCTTTCCGTATTCCGGCGAAGGCTTGAGACATGAGCACGGCTGACCTGTTCATGACTGCCCTGTGTCTATGGCGCGAGGCGCGTGGCGAAGGTACTGAGGGCATGACTGCGGTGTGCTGGGTGATTCGCAACCGCACATTGAAGCATGGCACGACCGCTTACGCCGAGGTAGTGAAGAAGTGGCAGTTCTCATCGATCACTGCTGCTGGCGATCCTGAGTTGATTGTTTATCCGGCCATGCAAGACGAACAGTTTGTCCAGGCGCAGAGCATTATCGATCAGGTGTTTGCTGGCACGGTGCCTGACCCGACCGGCGGCGCAACGCTATACTACGCAACGTCTATCCCTTTCCCGGCAAGCTGGAACAGGAGCGTTATCACGCAAACGGCCCATATTGGCCGACAGATTTTCTTCAAAGAAGCATAGGAGCATATCGCATGAATTGGTCAGCATTAGCGGCGGTGTGTTCGCTTTTGGGAGTGTTCGCGACAATCATCGGGGTTGCATTCATCTCGGGCCGTATGACGGAAAAGATTGGCGAAAACACTATGAAGACGAAGGAGCATGCGGATATCATCGCGGTTCATGGTGGCCGACTCAATGACCACGACGTTGCTCTCGGTGAGATTCGCGCTTACCAAAAGGGTTTCAGTGCAGCCGCTCAAGTGAGCGGAACGAAAGATGCGTGAAGCTCTCAGAGTTGATGCAGCCGACCGACCGGCAAAGAGACGCATTCAAGGCCAGTCGCGATCATAGATTCACGCTGTACGGCGGCGCCGCAGGCGGCGGCAAGAGCTACTTTCTACGCTGGTGGTGCTTGCGAGAGCTGCTTTATCTCTACGCAGTTACGGGCATCAAGGGCTTGCGTGTTGGGCTGTTCTCAATGGACTATCCCACGCTGACAGATAGGCAGATAAGCCGTATCAATGCAGAGTTTCCTGAGTCGTTGGGCAAGCTGGCCAAGACGCAGGCAGACGGCTACAACTTCAAGCTGAAGGACCATCTAGGCGGTGGCACGATCGCGCTGCGCAACCTTGACGACCCCAGCAAGTACCGCTCGGCAGAGTTTGCCGGCATTGCTGTTGAGGAGCTGACAGAGAACCAGCTTCAGATGTTCAACGATCTTCGCTTCCGCCTTCGCTGGCCTGGCGTTGATCGTCCCAACTTTGTGGCGGCTACGAATCCAGGCGGCAACGGACATGGCTGGGTAAAAGCACTGTGGATCGATCAGGACTTCAAAGACACGCCAGAACTTCTACCGCTTCAGAAAGAGTTCGCATACGTCCCGGCCAAGGCGACAGACAACCATCACCTGACCGGGCAGTATTACCAAGACCTTCTGACGTTGCCAGAGCAGATGCGCAAAGCGCTCGCTGAGGGTGACTGGAATGTGTTTGCGGGCCAGTTCTTCCGTGAGTGGACAGAAAGCGTTCATGTCATTGATGCCTTTGAGATTCCGTGGCACTGGAAGATCAAGCGATGCGGCGATTGGGGCTACAAAGACCCTTCGGCGTTTCTGTGGGTTGCGTGTGCGCCCGATGGCAGCCTCTATGTGATTGGTGAGTGGTACGGCTCGGGGTATTCGATCAAGGATCAGGCCGCCGCCATTCACGAGTTTGAGCGTGGCAAGAATGTTGAGAAGATTGGCGTTATTGACGATCAGGCATTCCAGACTACGGGCATAGGCACACCGATTGCTGATCAGTTCCGCGAGTATGGCGTGTATTGGAGTCCTTGCACGAAAGGACCGGGCTCACGCGTAGCCGGATGGAACATGATTCGCAAGGTGCTGCAATACGACCGTGGCGAAGATGGAACGATCACGCGGCAGCCGATCCTCAGGGTGCTGCGCGGTGCGGCTCCGAAGTTGTGCCAGTCGATCCCAGTGCTGGTGCATGACAAGAACAAGGTTGAGGACGTGTCAGAGACGACCGACTTCGACCATTCACCGTCAGCGTTGCGCTACTTGCTGATGGAAGGCATACAGCCAGCCAGGACGCCGGACGAGGCGATGAGCACCGAAGACGCCGCCATGCTGGCATGGGCGAGAAAGCAGGGGAAATCGTGATTACAAACCACCTGACGTGCTCGCCGGAAGAATTTGCCGATGCAGAGGCAACCTATATGTGGCGCTGGCTGCGAGTGCGAGCATCGATGGGGAATGGCCTTCTAAAGTTCACGGATCGCGAATGGCACCATTTTCGTTTACTCACATCTTTTGGACTCAAGCGTGATAAGTGCGGCATGTACGAGAGGCATCCAGTTGCGTAACTGCACTCAATGCCACAAGCCTGACGCGCCCCGGCTGGAGTTCGATGCAAGCTGCAAAGGCAAGTGCGATCCACGCGCCACGGAAGACCCGGCAACGCACTCTGACGACTGCCCGCGCATCTCGCATGAGGTTGTTCTGTATTACAAGCTGGTGAAGCAGGTTGATTTGGTGCGGACAGAGGTAAGCCCGGAAGGCCAGTTGCCGCGTTCGCTGCTGCTGGCTGGATGGAAGCTGGTCAGAGATGGCCGCGACCAGTTCCGAGTGAAGATGCTTTGCCGTGACTGTATCGGCCTCGAAGTGCAGAAGGATGCCTCGCGCAAAGAGTACCAGGCTAAGTGCGCTGCGCTGTTGGGGCAGACGAACAAGAGTTATTCGCAGATGCTTGCGCAGGCAATTTAGGAGAAGCCCATGACTGAAACCCAGGAATTGGAAAAGGCTCGTATAGATATCGCATTTCTCAAGGATGTGATTGAGGCCCTGAAGAAAGATTGCAAGAAGCTGCGCGCCTTATTGGAGGCCAAATAAATGTCCGCTATCACCATTGATGTAACGATTGCCTCGACAGGCGTACCGCAGAAGATCGCGCAGACCGGATTGCCAGCCCTCCCCACTGTCACTATGGGCGGCGTGACCTCTGTTGCCGGTGGAGCAACGCAGACGCCTTCGCAGATTCTCTTTCAATCCAGCGCGACCAATACGGCGGATGTTGTTGTTCGGGCCGGTGTCGGCGGCGGCCTGGTGCTGGTCAAGGCTGGGGCGATCATCGACGTTCGACCGCAAGGCGGCGTGACCCTTGATGACTTCTCGCTGGTCGGCACTGCAAACGACGTTGTTCACGTAATGCTGGTGGGCTAAATGAAACCTGTGTGCCTCGTCTGTGGTGGTGCGGTAGTGCATGGCAACATCTACTGCTCGGTGAAATGTGCAAAGCAGAAGCAGGAAGAGAACGAGGCCAATGCAGCGGCTTTGGTCGACGCCGGGTTTGTTCAGGATACGGACACGCCCAATGTTTACCGGCGCGACGGCGTTTCAATCACGATGGAGCATATCAATGCCGATGGAATGGAAAAAGTTCTTTCGCACCACGAGACAGTCACTGCCATCCGCGCCCACGCCCTTGGAGTCCGGGCATCTGAGCCGGAAGCTGCAGGCGCAGAACCAACAACTCACTGAGCACCTGCTGAAGGCGCTGGAAAACTCTCAAGCCTTGGCCAAGCAACAGGCCGACACGCTGGACAGGATTGTGCAGTCGAAGTTCGACCTCCCCCTGGTAGCGCCGGTGCGCGAGATTGCGCCGAGTGCGCCGATGTTTCCCGCGAGTCAGTTGGGCGACCTTTTCAACATTGAAGACGATGGCGCATTTATCAAGGCCGCATCGTCGCTAGAGCAATAACTTTGAGGACACCCCTTGGATACTGAGCAGACAACTCCGCAAAATACGCCTGCTCAAGACGCTTTGGCGAAATGGGTCTCGACCCGCTTCAAGGCGCTCGCCCGTGGGCGCTGGGCCGAAGAAAGAGAATGGTTCCAGGCGGCGATGTTCGACCAGCTCAAGCAGTGGCTGGAGAACACGAACGACGGCTCCAAGCGGTTGCAGCCCATCAAGGTCAGCAAAGACACGAAATGGCCGATGCCGGTGTCAAACCACTTCTCGAAGGCGATCTCGACCAACTCGAATATGCTGGGCGCTGCCGTGCCGGAGATGTTCGCGCAGTCTGATAACTACGACTCCCGCAACCGTCGCGCCGCAGAGGCAGCCGAGCACGCCATCGACGCAGCCAACAAAGAATCAGGCATGAACATCCTGGTCCCGATCCTTGCTAAGCAGACCGTGCTTTGGGGATTGGGCGTAACCAAAGACACCATCGCGTTTGACCATTCGACCGATGAAGTTCCGCAGATGGAGCAGCCGGAGCCGACGATTGGCCCTGACGGCCAGCCAGTTGAGCAGGAGCCGCAGGTAGTCGGAGTGGAGCAGATTCCTTCGCCCAGACTGAAGACAGAATTGCCGATGATCTTTCAGGTTTACCTTCCGAGAGATTGTCAGGATGCGAACCTTTCCCCGATTGTGATTGAGCGGCCACGCCTGGATGTCGGGCTGGCACGTGAGCTTTACCCAGACTTTGCCGATGCGTTGAAGAAGGATGAAGGCGATACCACCGATTCACTGGCGCAGTTCTTCATGAATTCTCTGCGGTCGCTGGCGTATACAGCGAAGGACGAGTCAGAAGACAAGATCACCCTGACCGAATGCTGGTGTGACTGGAACATGCTGGAGAAGGACGTTCAGACCGCGATTGAGGCGGAATGGGATGAGCCTTCGACGCTGTATCCGAACATGAGCAAGCTGGAGGCGGCGGTTGAGTTTGGCCTGTTCGTTTGCCTGTGGAATGACACAGTTCTGGAGTGGGGCGAGAACCCATGGGACGGCGACAAGCCGTACACGTTCTACCCCTGGCAGAAAGACGTTGCCAGCGTCTATCCCAAAGGCTTGAGCACTGAATTGGTGCCGCTGCAGAAGCAGTTGAATCGCATCGACAGCCTGACGGAACGGGCGATCATGTCGAACGCGGCTGTAAAGCTGTTGATGCCGAATACGCAGCAGAGTGTTTCGCAGGTCTCGGGCGATCCGGTCGAAGTGGTGATGTGGGACCCGATTGGAGATGGCAAGGTGAAGCCTGAGTTCTTCGGCGGCAAGGCTATTGATTCGCTGGTGATGGCGAAGCGCGCGCAGATTGTGGCCGACTTTGCCGAACTGAGCTATTCCAACTCTGCCAGTGAAGGGCAGATACCCGGGTCCGGTACGGCTTTTCGTGCTTTGGCATTTGCTTCAGCCAAGGCAGAAGAGACGCGCAAGACGCAGCGCTATTTGTGGGAGCAGGGCCATGAGTTACGCGCCCGCAAGATTCTCAAGATGGCCAAGCGAGCATGGAGCGAGCCGCGCAAGATTCAGACTGCCGGATTCAACAACAAGTACGGCGCGCAGTTGATTCAGGACTCCGACCTCGAAGGCGAGTACGAGCTGGATGTGATTCAGGATTCCAGCAGGCCAAAGACGCAGACCGAGAAGATGGAGACCTTCCAGCTTCTGCTTCAGGGTGGCTTGTTGAGCCCGCAAGATCCCGGTAACCGCGAGTACATCACGGACACGCTTGGGGTAAGCGACTTGAACCTCACCAATCACCTTCAGTATGTGAAGTCTGAGAGAGATTTGCAGTTGGTGAAGACGGGGACAAAGCCGCAGGACAACCCGTTTATGAATTACGGGATTCACTTCCAGACCTTCAGCGACTACATACAGACGGAAGAGTACGAATCTCTCGACCCGCAGTTGCAGCAGGGGCTTTCGATGTACACGACATGGTTGCAGCAGATGAGCTTGCCGCCCGCGGCGCCACCGGGTGCGCCGCCTGCTGGTCCTGCTGGTCCGGCTGGTCCGGCCAAGACTGGCCCCGAGCACCCGATGAGCAAGGCGATGGCGGCCAAGGGCGGCGTTGGCGGTCAACCGGCAGGGCATGTGCTGGGTCAGGTTCCGGGGCAGTCGGTCAGTCCCGGTCAGGTTCAACGCGCAGCAGAGATCGAGGGAATGCAGGTCGTTCCTAATACTTCAGGTTCCAACTAAGGAGAAATCATGGCAGCTACCGTTTCCGTCATCAGTTCCGCAGTACCCGGCGCATCCGTCCAGAAGTTGGTTACGGTGGCGCTCGACAATGCCTACCCCAACCCCGCAGGGTACGTCTTTACCCCGGCCAGCTTCGGCCTCACCGTTTTGCGCAAGGTTCTATTCAGCACCTTCGCATCCATCGCGGGCGCGGCCTACCAGGAAGCCATTATCCCGACGTATAACGCTGACGGCGTAACCATCGCCAGCTTTGCGTTGCATCTGATCGTCGGCTCGACCGGAGTTGAAGTTGCCAACGGCGTGAACGTCTCGACTACCAGCGTATCTCTGATTGTGGAGGGGAACTAATGGCGACCTATCAACGCAAAGCATTGACGGTAGAGGCGCGGGTCTATGACGGCCCCAAGCTGACCGTTGTGAGTGATGAGAAGGGCATTCAGACGGCCAACCCGGGCGATTACCTGATTGGCACGGAGCGCGGCAAGGTCACAGTGATGACCAAGGCCGATTTCGAGAAGGATTACGAAGCGGCTGGGACAGAAAAGGCGGCCATCGTCGTTCCAGGCCCGGTTGTGGCTCACTTCGACACCATTGGCGAGGCACAGGATTACGTCACAGCCAATGTCAAGGCCGGTGATGAGTTTCAGTTCACGGTTGGGTCAGATCCGACCATTCAAACAGCGCAGTAAAAACCAAACCTAAGTCGACCTCCTCTCGATAGGAGGTTTTGGCTTGAAGGAGATGCAATGGGAATCATCGCTTTGGCAATTGAACAGACGCTGACTTATCAGGGAGGCGTGAAAGAGGCATACAACCGTGGCTTCAATAGCGGGAGCGATGCAGGCTTCGCAAAAGGCTATGCGGCCCGCATCGCAGAAGACCGCAAGGACGCACCGCAGGTAGCCAAGCCTGAGAACCCGCGCATCCGCGCTAAGAAAGGCGGTAAGTAATGGACGAGCCCATTGTTGAGACTCCGGTGGAAGCAGCTCCAGTTGAAACTACGCCCACCGAAACGCCTGTCGTCGCCGACCCCGCCGCCGCCGCGCCCGAGCCGAACGACCTCGAAGCCTATCTCGCGGAGCAACTGAAGGACGAGCCTGCCCCGGTCGACCCCGCCGCCCCGGTCGCGCCTTCGGACGAGTTCAAGCAGGTTCTTAGCCTGTCTGAATACGTGAAGGAGCCTGCCCACGTTGAGGCCGCTGTACGGGCTGCCACAGAGGTTTGGGAAGTCGCAAACGGCAAAGTTCCGGCCAGCACCATGCTCGAAGGAATGCGCGCCGGGAATCCGCAGGGGTTTGAGAAGGTTGTTGGCGACCTCATCCCCTACATCGAGCAGATAACCGGGAAGAAGTTTGGAGCAGCGGATGCGAACGCCGCGCCGGACCCGGTGGCTGAGTTGCGGGCAGAGATTGCCGCGCAGAATCAGCAGGCAGAGCAGCAGCGTCAGCAGGCAGATTACGCGCGGACGGTCAACCAGGTTGCGCCGACCTTCCGAAAGGCCATCAGCGAGACGCTGGGCAAGCAGTTCGGCGAAGGGCATGAGGAGTATTTCATCGGGCGCATCTCGCAGATCGTGCCTGAAGCCAAGATGGTCGAAGCGTTGGTGAAGGGCGACATGAAGCCGCTTGAATCTGCGATGAAGCAGGTCAAGATGGAAGAGTTGAAGCGCTTCAAGTCATATAGCGATGCGATTACCAAGCAGTCCAAAGAATTTCGCAAGTCACTTCCTGCGGCCAAGGGCGGCTCGGTCGTCACGCCACCCGCTGGGAAGTTCGACATGAGTACCACTGAAGGCAGGCTGGCTTATGCCAATGCCGCCTTCAATGGCGATATCTAACCAAGTTTCTCGGCAATCCTTTGCATTCCAGCCTTCCACTCGATTGGGGCTGTTGGATGACTCTGCTGCGCTGAAAAAGCCGAAGGAATCCCCTGCGGCCAAATCAATCAAAACGGAGCAAATCCAATGGCAGATGCAAATACAGTAGCCCGTATCGGGGGGATTCTAAAAACCACTTACGGCCCCCTCGTCGAGGAACAGCAGAACAACACAGCATTCACCCGCAAGCGTTACGGGAAGGCTGATAACAGCTATTTCCGCGCCCCCGGTCTCCAGTTCCAGTTCCCGGCCCGTATCGGCGGAAACCGCGCTGGCGTGACCGCAACCCTCTCCGATGACGCCCTCCCCACCGCCGGACGCCAGCAGGAGAAGCAGTTCGTCGTCAATGATCGCGGCTACGTCGGCGTTATCAAGATGTACGAAAAGGACATGGACAACGCCACGAT